TCCGCATTGTTACCGATGTTCGTGGTAGCAACCGTTCCAGCCGACTGCACCAAAAACAGTTGATTCGGGTCGTCATAGACCTGAATCTTGATGTCACTAGCAGCAACACCACCCGGATATTTATTCGAGTAGGTGGGCTGTTCCGTCGTGGGGTCTGTGTACGAAACTCCACCAGCAACACCGAGAAGGCGATCACCAGCCGCAGCAAGAGCAACTACGCCGGAAGCCGTCATCTTGACAGCGTCACCTTCGTAAATTGCAGTCGCATAACCGCTAGAAATGCCATACTCAGAGTAACCGGAGGAATCCGGGCTTGAACCCGTCTTCGCTACAGGCCGAAACCCGAAAGGGGCGTCCTGATTAGCCATATTGGCCTCCTAAAAGTTAATCTTCGCTGTTTGGTCCTTTACGACCAAATGAGACTGAGCTTTTCCGCTCAGGAGAAAGTTTGGGCATCCGCGAATCATTGTCGCGCATCCAGTCGTTATCGACTGCTTCCATCATTCCATCCGTCTGCTGACGGAAGTACTCTTCGCGGTCTTCCGCGACTTCCACAGGAACCTTATGGGCGACAAGCCCCCCGTTGCCTACAAGTCCTGCGTACTTGCCTTCATCGACAACAGGTGCATCGAAACCGGAAAGGTCTTCAGCCCTTAAAGGCTCATAACCTTCCCTTTTTCGTTTGAACATATTGTTCTTGTCATCATAGCCCATAACTGACTCACGAATCCACCTATATTTATAGCCTTCAGGAGGTTCCGGGAGATCAAGCGACGATGACGGTTTCCAAGCCTTTTGACGTACTTTCTTTTCTCTGGTTTGGTCTTTTCTCGAACTGCGATCCATTATGCGTTCCTCTGCAATGCAATCTTGCTTTTCAAATAGGCTTCGTCAGTAACTCCAAGCCTTCTCGCAACTCTGCGCTCACCTTCTGAGAGTGTAGCCTTCTTTTTAGAATTAGAAGGATTGCGATTTACGCCAGCAACACTCTGGGACATTCCATTACTTTTATCAGAAAACTTGTGCGGAAATTCCTCGCGCATAATCCGGTCAATCTCCTGATAGTAAAAATCAGAAGTCGGATCGACGCCGCGAGAAACCAAGTCATGGTCAACCGCCTGAGCCGCCCCAGTCATAACAGCATCACGGCCAAACCACGGATTCTTCTGCGCCCACTGGACGGCTTTCGGATCGGGCTGTGACGGCTGATATGCCTGCTGCCTAGGCTGCTGCTGAGCTTGCTTGGGACTTGGCCTAGAAAGAGATTTTGCCCTGATCTTTTCGGCGCTGACCTCAGAAATCTTTGCAGTCAGATCGGCAACCTTGGCGTAATCGCTATCCTCGTAAGCATCTTTAAGCTGATCGCGAAGAGCCTGCTCTTGGGTCGTTAGGCGGTTATTAAGCTCAGCAACATAACCCTGATCGACAGTCTGCATACGAGCCTGCATACTTTCGGTCTGAGCCATAAGGCCACGAGCATAGTTGTAAGCGTCCTGAGCCTCCTGAGAGAGCTTATTATTGCGCTCTTCGGCAGTCTTGGCGCGAGCAACAAGCTCATTGATACGCTTCTGAACGCGGGCACTGTACTGTTCGTGTTCGCCTTCAGAATCATCTGAGGAGTCGTCAGCTTCCTGCTCAACAACCTCCTCGTCGTTTACGTTTTGTTCTTCGTTCTGATCTTCAGATTCAACGAAACTCATGGGTTCCTCAAGCGTGTTTGATGTCGTTGGGGTCTTGGACGACGGCAAGAATCTCGTCGTCATTGATAATCCGAAGCTCAGCGCCATCGATCTTAAAGCGAGAGCCGGAATATCTGGCGGTTATGACGTAATCGCCAATCTTGCACCAAGGATCAGAGTCCCCAAACTTGTCAGGGTCTCGGAAGCACAAAGGCCCCATCTTGAGAACCTTGGAGCAAACCGAAGCATACTTTTCCTTATCAACCGTAGAATCTGGCAGCCAAACACCGCCATCGGTCTTCTTCTTTGGAACAATCGGCCACACAACTATGCGCCATCCAGTAGGCTCAGGAAGCCTGTCAAGGGCGCTCCCGGTCGGTGGCGTGATGTCCGGGTCGTTGATGTAGTTGCCAAGAATCTTGTCAAGATTAGGCATTTCGGTCTTTTCGGCGGCTTCCGCCATTACTCATCCTCTTCATCTAGGTGTTTGAACTCTTTCTTCAGAAAACCCTCAATAAGCTCATAGGCCCTTATTTTGCCTACAGCGCATTGATAAGCCTCATACGATTTGGCATTGCCAGCAGACAGGTGTTCGGCCTGTGCATCGCGTTCTTTGCGTAAAAACCTGTAAAGGCTTTCCGCGAGTAGAATCGCATCCATTACAGCCTCTATATTAGGACTGTAATGTTATATATTTATTTATAAAGTCGCGTCAACACACGAATACTAGTGAGTATTTGTGTTACCAAGTAAAAGCTGGACCTTTGTCTCTAGCTCAACAACCTTCACTTTGAGTTCTGCCTCACGCAACAGGCAGTCATAGTAATCACGGCGCAATTCCGCGATTTCCTCATCAATAGTTTTACGAGCAGCGTTTACGGTATGTTCTCTAGAGGCCATCATTTCTTGCCACCAATCTTGCTCTTAATCAGGTCTCTGACGCCGAAGCTGGCGGCAAATACCGTAAAGATCAAAACCTGAAACCACTCAGGGGCCTGACTAAGACCATTAAGTCCAGATAAGGCCCACTCTTGAGTCCAAGGAAGAAACACCAAAGACATCACCACAACAGCCCAAATCGTCAATAGCTCGTCCTTCCAGCTATTGGCCGAATTGTTAGCCATGATTTGGTCCCAGTCGATGTCAGCCGTAGCTTTCTTCGCCTCAATCTCCAAGCGAGCAGTGTGCTTTGCTTCCGTGATCTCCTGACGGCGCTCGATCCATCGAGAGCCAGTCTCAATCACTTTGGAGACAATGGGACCGCCAAGGATTTTCCCAAGGACCGCAAACATTACGCAATCTTCGTCGGAAGCTGACGCTCCATAGCCCCACGACCACGGGCTGTAACCTTACCCGGAGCATTCGGCACATTGGTTCCCAGAACCTGACCGAGCGGGACTTCGCCCTGATACTCAACCTTCATCGAGGTATCAACACCAGCCATACGCTTGGGCATCTTGCCCTTCAAACCAGTATCTTCCATCACGCACTCCTTTTTTTGCGAGTCTTGGCAATAATAGCAGGGGGATTTTTCTTTAGTTCCGAAAAAGCCTTCTGAAGTTGGGTTTTCTTAGCCACGACCAATTCTCCCCACAAGATTTGCCGCAATACGCTCACGAGCAATGGCACTGCGCTCACTAATGGCTCTGTTCTGAGCCTCAACACGCGCCACATCAACCATGTTCTGTGCAGCGGCCTTGGACGAATCAAGCGCAGACTTCTGCTTGAACTTCTCGCCCTCAAGCTCAAGTTTGCGGGCAGCAAGCATAACCTCTTGCTCCCTGATCGCCACAAGTGGGTCTTTCTGCTGTGAAGGCTCTTGAGCCTGAGCAAAGCCCTCAGTCATTGCCGCTACAGTTTCCGCAATCCTGTTCTCGATCTCACTTGCAAGCGCAGCCTGCTGTTCCGGCGCAATCATTCCGCCCTGAGCCTGCATAAGCTGGACGACCTGTTCCATCATCGTGCTAGTGACAATCTCACGGGCCTTCAGACCAAGGTGCTGCATGATGTGGGCATTGACGTTTGCCACAATAGTCGGGTTTGCCTGAACAATCGGAATAACCATAAGCGCCATGTGTGCCTTGATATGGGCATCATGGTTCTGACCCTCAAAAGCCTGCGCCCCCATGCCCTTGGTAAAGTCATTGTTCTCAAGGGCTGGGTCTTTCGGCTGCGGCTGCGGAGGCGGCGGCAGAAGCTGCTCAACATCACGAACATTAAGAGCTTCGTACATACGGCGATAAGCCTCATATACACCCTTCTCGCCGTGAATCTGAGGATTAGACTGAACCATCTGAAGAATGTTCTGAGCGAGAGCAACGCGCTGAGACATGCTAAAGATGTTGGGGTCTGAAACAGGAATGATGTCAACTCGGCCATCAAAGTCGGTTGATTTAATGACCCTGTTGATGTTGCCTAGGTTATACGGGTACTCAGGCGGCAAGTAGCGGCCAAGAATGTCTGCAAGAAGGATGAACTCTTGCTTCTGCGCGTAGTGGCAACGCTTATGGATGGCCGACATGACACGAGACCCGCGCTCGATAAGAGCAACGGTTGTCCCCACCGGGGTTTCGTTGTTCATGTCGCTGAAACTCTGGTCGGCAAGCGAAACGAACCGCCTGCCGTCCTGAACCAGCAGAGAAAGAAGCTGAAGCAGAGTCTGGCTTGGCTCCTTAAAGGGCAACGGCATAATCGCTTCACGAAGACCGGCAGGGGCATCAATGTCCCTAAACTCACCCGGACGGATCGGGTTCTCTTCCTCGGCAAGCTGAACGCCACGCTGCTTGAAACCACCCGGAAGATTGGCAAGAGTCCCCGCGTCAATTAGCTGACGCAGAATGCTCGTAGCCCCACGGGCAAGACCGCCAATCATGTGCGGAAGGCCAAACCCGTAGAAACCAAGACCCGGAAGGAACTTGTAGTGAATGAAGTATTCAATCTTCGTAAACGGGTCTTCGGGGTAGTAATTCCGGCGGATGCTTAGAATCTCACCAGAGCCTTCATCAATCGTAACAATGTAAGGCAGAGCGATCCCAGTTTCTTCACCGTTTTCGTCACGATGCGGAAAATCAGGGAGATCAATGAACGCATGAAGCTCATAAACAATGAGATTGTCGTCGCTATAACTCGGATGAACGCCTTCAAGACTATCCTCCTCATCTCTGATGGAACTGCCATATGTGCTGTTGTCTGATGGCAGGACTTCGACATCTTTGTAGAAATTGATGAACTGTAGCTTTTTAAGCTCATTCATCGGCATGGAAATACGCTGGGCAATGCGCTGTGCGCTTTCCAAGTCGGTTGTCCCATACGGGACAATAATGTCTTCAGCAGGAACAAACTTGCTGACCGGCCTCGTTACCACGCGGTCGTAGTACGTCTTCTTGAAGGCAGAGCCGCTCAGCGGGAGATAGAAAAGGAGCATATCCATCTCTGGATCGTATTCCTTCATCTCAACCGTAATCTGGTAGTTCATAAACTCGGCAACGCGATCAGCCTGAGCTTCAATTTCCGGGTTTGAAGCGCCAACAATCTGGGTCCGAACAGGACCACCAGCAGGCATAAGCTCCTTGTAAGCCTGAGCCTGAAACTGAGTTACACTTTCCGCAAGAAGGGGATGGGTAACGCTGCTCGCGCCCTCAAACGGGAAGTCCCTAAAGTCCTCATACTTGATGCCCAGAGAATCAAGGCCCTTCCTGTAGGTCTCTTCCCATTCAGAGCGAGAATCTAGGTCGCCCTTAATGTCTCCAAGAAGTTGGGCCGAAAGCGCCCCAAGAGAGGTATCGTCAAGAAACTCAGCAAGGTTGGCGTCAAACGGGATTTCCTGCTCTGAGGGCACTTCTTCCTGATAGAAAGAAACGCTGCCGTCAGGATTTTCTTCCGCGATCATGTCTTCGGGAAGTTCGACCTCTTCTTCCTCAATGACCATCCCCATAGGATTGTCGAGGGTCTCTTCGTTCTCTACAAAGGCCATCAGTAATAACTTCTCGATTCACGCCACGCGGACGATTCTAATTCATAATCCGTTTCAGACCTGATGAAACCACCCTGCCTGAACCGCAAAATAGCCTGAGTTGTGCTGTCTACCAAGTCGTCGCTGTCGCCAGCAGGAAAGGCGGCACACTCTTCAATTAACTCTTGTGCAAACTTGTTTTCGGGTGCCCAAACAAGGCCGGATTCAAAAACAGCAGCAGCACCATGAGCGCGGGCTATCTTATCATTACCTCGGCTAGGAGTGAAATTGGAAACTGGAAGCCCGATTTTCCTGAGTTCATGGGTTAGAGGTGTCCCGGCAGCTTTCGCCTCAATCAATATCATGTCCGGGTTCCAGTAATTGTATTCATCATATGCCCTTTTCTTTAACTCAGGGAAGTCCAGACGCTCCTTCCAAGAGTCCAGCAATATGATGCCCTGACCTTCATCTTGGTCAGTAAATACACCCCAAGTGGTGCAGGCACTGTAGTCAGCCTTGGCCTTCTTTGAGAAAGCTGTGTCGTAGCTTTGGAGGATATAGTCGCATTCCGGGGGGTTCTTTTTTTCCCAGATTCTCCAGTACTCTCGCTTCAGGATTGCACTTTCTTCAGCAGAAGGGTTCTGCATCCACTGTGCAGACCAAGCCGCAACGGTCAAAGATGCCTTGACCTTCTCTAGCTCTTCTAAGTTCCAGAACTCGGGCCAGAGAGGGTTGTTCGTTTCCGGGAATATGGCAGGAAACTCAACAACCTCCCACTGATCCGCCTTCTCATTGGACTGGTCCTTCAGGAGGCGTGAGGTCAAGTCCCTATTGCCCCACCTAGTCATGACAAGAACAATCGCCCCACCCGGCTGAAGGCGCTGTCTCGGACCACTGATATACCATTCATAGGCCGCATCTAAAGCAGTGGCGCTCATAGCGTCTTGCTCAGAATGCGGGTCGTCAATAATCAGCAGATTAGCGCCACGACCTGAAATGGCACCGCCAATACCCGCAGCGTAATACTCACCGCCAGCGTCAGTATCCCATCGCCCGGAAGCCTTACTGTCGCTCCGCATATGGACCTCCGGGAAGATCGCCCGGTAGTCAGACGTATCAACCAGATTCCTGACCTTGCGACCGAATCTCACAGAAAGGTCAGCAGTGTGAGTAGTCTGGATGATCTTGAGCTTGGGGTTCCTGCCGATCATAAAGGCCGGGAACAAATAGCTGGCAAATTCAGATTTTGTGTTTGAGGTTGGGATAAACCCGTGTCCAGCCAGAAAAAGGCCGTCCTTTCGAGCGACTTCTATGCACTGAACATCAGCCGTTCCAGCCTCTTCAAACGAAAGATACCGCCCTACGTCTTTAATGCGCCCGGTTGCCCTTTCACGCTTTCTCGGGAGAGTCCCAACATCTTTTGCATAAAATCCTACGCGGTAAGTCTCGCCATAGTCCCGCCCATTGAAGATGGCTCTGGACGTAGAAAGTCCGTTCTTAATACCCAAGGACCAGAGAAGTTCGCGATATTGATCGCGCAAAACCGGAGATGAGGTCGCAAGAAAACACTGCCTAGCCTTGGATACATTTCCATCAGTATCCATGAGGCCGTCCAGTAGAGCTAGTCGCTGGACCTTGCTAGCCATCAGATATTCGGCTGGAATGTGCTTATTGTTTAACACCCCCAGATCAGCCAACCGACTTTTAAGGTCCAAGACACCAAAGGTGAATCTAGTCCTACGGCTTGTCGTCACAAACCCAGCCTGCTCAATGCGCTGACGGACTACTCCCTGATCGTCGTTGTGCATGGTGATAGTTGCTTGACCTTGGCTTCCATCTCCCAGCCAAACACCAAATGTGTAGGGGTCAATCAATAGGTTCTTATGACCATAATCGACCGCCGCCTGATCCGGGAGCCTCGGAGGTCTTTTTTCAGACATATTTTTCTGTCTGTCAGCTAGATACTTAGCTGTTTTTTTCTTGAAAACACGACGCTTGCGGCAAAGAGCGACACTCCAAAGATGTCCATCATCACAAAGAATAGAGGCTCCGTCATCAGTGGATGCCCGCCAAACTCTGCGGCCTCGATGAATTTCGGACTTACCCAAAACCATAGTCGGCTGACCATCTGGACCGAAGACATAATCTCCAGTCTCAACAGTTGCCATCGTTTTCCATCCCGTCGTGGTCATAATCGGGGTGTCTAGGGCAAGGCAATGCCTTGGCGGCATATTGACGATTAACCGCCTAAGGCTTCCATCAGCGATACGTTGCAGTTTTTCTGCATAAATCTGATGGTGCTTGCCCATAACGAAGTCGGGCCAGACA